AGTGGGATCTGTATGCAGCATCCGATAAAAAATGTGCAATGACTGTTTTCTTATTACTCCACGCACCGGATGCTCCATGCTCAGTAACTGATGTAAGTTAATACTAATGTATTTTGTTAAATACTATTATGTACAATTGGCAGGTTCACATACTCACCTTACCCAAAGAGTTGTCATTATATAGTTTAGGTAAAATTCAGACTGTGCGAATAGAATTCATGCACTGCGGATTTATCATAACAGACTACACAGATAGGTTCGATAGTTTGTTTTCTGTAGGGCATGACAACAACAGTGCTGCTACGATGTTTAGATTAAAGTATGACTATGCAGGACTGACTATAAAAAGGTGTTAAATCGTCAACCGTGTCGATAGGGCACTAACGACACGTCGATAGCTAGCTATCGACGTGGTCGACATCGTTTTTATTTTGTATGTCATAATAGTACACTGGTACTTGACCAGCTATAATTGCCCATTTAAGCAACCAAATAGATGGCCGTTTCATAAATATTATCATGACATGGAGCAATTGGAAAACCCCCGCAACTATAGCACAAGACACAGATGAAGGCATAGACTTCACTGATGGCGATAGTGTTTTAGATCAAACCACGGACCTGCAAAGCACAGCGTTATTGTACGCATCAGCACAGGACTACAACGATCGAGTTAATACCTACGGCAGCAAAGGCTTGATATACACCAACTTTGCATTCACTGCGGGCAGCGTTGACAGAGTGGAGCTTCGTATAGAAGCCCAGCGCTACGCACGCATACAAGATGACAGAGTTCAATTGCTTATAGCAGGCACGTCCGGCACGGATGTATCGGACTTGAGTACAGAAAACATCAAAACATATAGCGGACTACTTGGTGCATACTGGGGCATGGAAGATGTTGATGTTTCCGGCATGTCATTTGGCGCATTGGTGGATTTTGCTCCAAGAAATGACATGCCCAGCAGCAACAATCTAATTGTGCGCAAGGTACAAATGAGAGTACATTACTCGTCCTGACCTAACCCACTTAGGAAAGATCGCAACTTGGTACTGTCTGTATCTGCTTTTATTTTAGGAGCAGCTGATCCGTCAGACGGATTATTTGAATTATTGCGTTTGAGATTTGCAACAATGCTGCTTCCTGTGGTTTGTCCTTGTGACGAATCTTCGTCATCTTCTTCGCAATCGACAATGCGCAAGCTGTCAACGTCGAACCCTAGATCAATTTTAGAGTTAATACCACTTGAACTTCTTGTCTTCATTAACTGCAATTGATACCTGCCACGTTCTCGCATAGCCCTGCTTGTAAAGATACCAATCACATTGTCTGCTGTGTTGATCTTACTAAGTCCACCGGAGATGTGCGAGTGATCAAATTCAACCTCTTCGACTGAAGAATTGTGTGTTAAGATGTTGTTAGCATAAAACAATCTGTTACCGTCTGTGTTGATATCAATTGTATCTTCTTCACCGATGTATTCAATTGACACTATTTCGTCATCTATCTCTGTTAGGTCATTAAAAATTTCTGGCATTGATCTATTATCTCCTTTTGATTATGTTTGTAGTCATTTTCCCAAACGACCAATAATTTATATTCTCTTTTTTTATAATATTCGTAACGGCTCGCGTCGGCGCTCCATATCTCTCTTGCAGATAATTTCTTTCTATACGGATGAGGGCAATCCGTAGCCTCATATAGTGCTGGGTTAGCATGAAAGACATCTCCGTTAAACTCGATAATTTTTCCTTTATAAAACAAGTCTGGGCAAATTACCCGTTGCGGAAGATTATATTTTTGTGATACGCCCCAGGTTATTTCGTTTGGTCCGTAATAATGTAGATCCACTATTACCTTCCTTAGCTCATCAAATAATTCTTGGCTCATTCTTGAGTAAGTAATATTCGATGATCCGGTAGCGGCCTGCAGGCAACGCGCCCTGTATTTTTCTTCACCTAATGTAGATCCATATTTATTAGTAAAGTAGGCCAAACTCGAATGATCCTTGCACTCTCTGCATTTTATCGGACCTAGTATTTGCCCGTATTGTTCAATATAATATGCCAGCGAGACCTTGTAACGCTGTGCCTTTGTCTATACCATGTAGTTTGGTATAATATTCTAAAGTATACGACGGATATGTGTGTCCGTCGTATCTTTTTTTTGCGTACGATGCCGTGCGCTTATTTAGATATGCTGACCACCGACGTGTGCCTTCGACGGCTCCGTGACGCGCTATATAATTCTCTAATGATGCGCCACGACTACGAATTAGTGCGTCTGTTTTCTTTACGCCATGAAGGTCTTCTAGTCTCTGCCGATCCATCATAGTCTTGCTATTCTTGATTGCAAATAAACTGCTGCCTAGTTTATCGCCGTATCGAATGATAAACGATCGCAAGCTCGATGAGTCTCTGCCAAGGCTGCGTATCTGTACATAGTTTGCTTGCAATATTTCTAATGGATACAACTTTGTGACATAGTGTCTAATTTTTTGTATCAGCCATGTTTGATCTTTTTGTCATAATTAATTCTATTAATTATTTCAATTTTGTAACTAGTTAATGCTAATTTTGGTGTTATTATATATATTTTGCATACATCTATTTATCACAGCTACGCAAACTCTGCAATTTATCTCCTACTTTTAGGCCTGATTCTAGTGTACTAATTCCGTTAGTTGTTGGAAACTTATGTTTTGCCGAGCATGTAATTTCTTTGCCGGATTTGGTTTTAATCTTGTAGACATGCTGTTTAGAAATAGGCAACACTTCGTATACCCGTACCGGACCTTGGTTTGACGTTAAATAGTCGCCTACTTGCACATCTTTGATTTGTATTTTTTTGCCGTTGGCTTCAACTAGTGTATCTAATTTTAAACAACGGTTCAACTGTGATGCAGTAACAAAGATTGTCTGTAATTCCATTGCAAGGTTGCGAAGTTCTTCACTTACATACTTGTCTTTGACAAACAAGTTTTCCGGAGAAATCTTAATACTCAACGGCGTCATAAGATCCAAGTAGTCGATCAGCAGAACATCAATTTTGCGACCTGTCTTAATTTCGTATTCTTTAATATAGCTTCGAATGTCATTTGCATTCTTACCAGACGGCATATACTTGACTTGGAAAGCACCTGCTTTCTTGCCAATCATCTTAACTTTCATCTCAACGTCGTCGATGGTCTTAAATACATCTCTGCTGGGGATACCTGTTATCATGCTATCGATGCGCATACTTACTAGATTCTCACTGAGTTCGAACGTAAGGTATAATACGTTCATTCCTATCAGACTCCAGTTAACTCCTAGGTTGGCAAGGAACAAGCTTTTTCCAGAACCGGAGTTATGACTGCTTATTCCATTGGTATAGTATCTGTGATTTTCATGATTGATGTAGAAGTCGTATACTGTGTGCTTGCCTGCTGCTACTACGCTGGTTACTGTTTCGATGCCGGATTCTGTGCTAATGCACTGTCCTGGAAACAAACAGTCTGCATATTTCCACTTGCCGTCGGACATTTCAAAAAAATGATCTGTGCTAGCAGTTATAGAATTTCCAGCGTCTGTGGTCAGAGTAACACACTCTTTGGTTCCCTTGTTTCGCCATGCATGTGCGTTAACATACCCATCGGGGCTGTTGATCCGATAACTGCTGGTCGGAACACCTTCCAGTGATCCAATACGGACTTTTTTTGGCTGACTATTGTTGTATAGGAGTACCAACTTGTCTTCTGATAATTGTAGTAACTTGTCTACCGAGTACCACTTGGATAACCACTCAATTCTCTTATCTAGTAAATTCATATTTTATGTTCCCTGTGTTCCAAAATCGGTTGTATCCATTATTAATCATGTTTTGCCATTCTGACAGGCTGGCGTCAAAGTGCTCTAGCTTATCCTTTAATTTATGTTTCTGAAATGCTACCCTATTAAATACCACCCGAGATTTAAAATAAAAGTATCCTGGAGGAGTATGGTCTACAAACTTAAATCCCAGCTGTTGATACATGTTGCCGTTGCTAAAGTCACGCGATGCGTATGATACTATTTTATGACAATTATGTTGATTTTTCAAAAAGTTGTTGAACAGTTTGCTAGGAGCTCCTGGAACGTGATAATTCTTTTTAACTGAAAACCGATGTAGTTCCCAAGTGTCTTTTTCAAATCTCGATGCACCAAGCCCCATTACTGCTAGTACTTCGTTGTTGTATAATAATCCTAACTTTATCTTAGAATTAATAGACTGCTGAATATGATTTTCGTCTAGAAAAGATCGATATTCCTGTGCTGTTAGGTTAACTACCGAGCAACTACGGGCTCCTATTCGATCAGGTTGTTTGAGTAATTTATGTGTTAGCATACTTTTTATCAAGTCAGGATTACGATCTATTTGATAATCCCATAGATGCCACAACTGTAATCCTATGTCGTTACATCGTGTTGTTTTGTTCATATGGTATGCTCGGTCCTTGCCCATTAATTCGCTGTGCCAAAAGATACCATTGCACTCTATACACAAATTGTGTTCTGGAATATAAAAATCAAGTTCCAGAGGTGGTATAATAGTTCTTGTATTTGTTTTATACTCAATTCCATATGTATCTAGGAATGAACTTATTAGGTCTTCGTACTGGTTATTACGAGAGTCGAAGTTAGAAATATTGTACTTTTTTAAATAAAGATACACTGTTGTAGGGGCTACTTCCAACGAGGTCGCCATATAGTTTATTGTTTTGCCAGCGGCGTATTCTACTAACTCATCAGGAGAAAGCAAAATTCGAGTAGCCAGTGTACTCCAATGCTGACGGGCAGAAACATCGCCGTAAGTCTTTATCATAGTAGACAGTGCTTGGTCTCTGTTATTGTAACTACTATCCCTATATTTATTAAACTTGGTACTACGTATCTTGTCAATAAAATAAGGACTATGTGATGCGTTTTCTACCCCGTATAGTCTCATCATTGTTTGTTTAGATTTAAATTTACATGCATTTGTACTAAAGTAGTACTCAGTGCCATAACGGTCGATACAAGTTTGTTTCTTCTTGTCTTTGACCAAATCTAATTGAGATATGTGGTCGACTCCGTATTTTTGCCGAACAGTTTCCTGTGCCTTTTGTAGTCGTTGAGGAGAATTTACTTTGGCCTTTTTAGATATCTTGTCTTTTACTACCTGTGACTTTGCAGGATTAGCAGAGCCGAACTTTTTTATGTTTGTTGATGATATCTTTTGTTTTACTTCGGGACTCTGAAATACGTTTTTATAACCGTACTTTCTTTCGCTGGTGGACGCCTTCAAGTTCTTTGTTTCGTTGCTAGTAGCATTGCATTTGCTAGAACAATACTTCGGTGGATTATAAATTGCTGCCTTTATCTCCAACGGCGTATTGCAATTCCTGCACAATAGCTGAGTAGACGTGTTGGTGATTATATACGAAACTCGAGTATTAATAGTAGCGTTATAATTTAAAAAGGCAGTGTGGGCTAATATACTATCGAGTACAACCGCAGGAAGAAGTTTCTTTCCATTAAACGACCCCCTGGCTGTTAAGTATTCCTGTTTTAATAAAGCTGTCAATGTTGTATAGTTCAATTATTTTTACCTCAGTTTCGGCAGTTACACATCCGCCGGCAAATATATTTAGTTCGCCGCGATTAAATCCGCCAAATAATTTCTTATCTAAATTTTTCCAGCCTGTGCTGACCTGTCCATTGTTTGCTTTGATTGCTTCTAATCTTGCACGGGGGTCTTCCCAATAGTCAGTACCAAGATCTCGTTGCAATCCAATTTGTACAGCCTTCTTAACCAGTTCTTCAACTGGGCCATACTCGCCCTTTTCCAACAAGTCGGCACTCTGTAAAATTGCAGCTTCAAGTGCTTTGTGCCGAGAGAATGTTTCAAATTCAGTTAACAGCCAATCGTAATGAGAATCTTGCAACATGCCCGGATCCTTAAGCTGGGTATGTGTAGCAGCGTTAATCATGTCGAATGTAGGCAATGCATTGTGATCAACAACATAGTTGTTTAGAAACTCTGCCGCTGGCTTTAATCTTCTATCAAATGATTCAGCATCAAACACACTCTGGCAACGTACAAATGTTGCAGCGTCGCTCATCATCATTTCTAAGTAGACTTTTTGTATGTCGAACCCATAGTCTGTATTTTGTCGTGTGCTCATACTATATTACCCTGTTAATCGCTTAGTACCATCCCATAATCATTCTTGTTTCTTCTGGAACCATTTCCACGGAAAATGCAGGCTGAAAAACCAATTCTCTGTTGACAGTTTCGACACCATTGATTGCCATTACTGCACCGTATATATCCTCGCAAATTTCTTCAGCAAACGGACACATCATACTGGTCAATGTGTGCTTAACGTGTACATGATCGCCGGTGATGTTTATCTCATAAATTAATCCTAAATCCTGAACGCTAATTCCTGCAATTTCAGGATCATACACTTCTCGTAGTGCATCCTTTACCATGTCTTCGGTGATATTTTTAATGTTTGTCATAATAGTTATTATACTTTAATTAGTTGTAAAAGTCAATACACTTTTACATTGTATTGCTTTTCAAATTCTATTGCGTCTAACCTTGTGTTAACGATGGGTTGTCCTTTTACATTAAGACTGGTGTTGAGCAGCATTGGGCAGCCTGTTAACTCGTACCATCTTTCCAGCAACCCATGAAGATCAGGGCTATCTCTCTTTCCAACAGTTTGAACTCTTGAGGTGCCGTCTCCGTGGACAATTGCAGGGTAAGTTTCAGGATATCTGCAACGTGCTGTGAATTGCATATATGGGCCCATGGGTCCGGTAAAAAAGTCGTTGGCGTGTTCCTCAAGTATAACTGGAGCAAAGGGTCTAAACCGTTGACGTAATTTAATGTCGTTGACTCTGTCTTTGATGTCGGCGCCTCGTGGGTCTGCGAAAAGACTTCGGTTGCCCAAAGCACGAGGGCCAAACTCACTACGACCATTAGCAACGCCGCATATGCCCGATCGAACGAGCTCCAAAAGAATTTTGTTAACAGGGTATGTTCCTTCTATGTTATATCCAAGGTATGGGCCGGGCCATTTGATTTTTTTCTTGTAATGGGCAAGAACTGCACCAATTGCACTGCCGCTGTCGCCTGGATTAGGCATAACCCAGACATTTTTAAAGTATTCATACGCAATAGAGTTGGCGCTGCAATTTAACGCACATCCTCCCATTAACACTAGATTATTGCTGGGCAGCTTGTTAGCAAATGTGCCAAGTATGTGTCGTAATATATCTTCATACACAAGTTGCGTTGCGGCTGCAATGTCAAAGTAATCCTGTTCGCTGGTTAAATCAGGGCGCCAATCCTTGCAGCCACGATGCAGATTTCTATTGAACTTGACCATAGGCTTGTTGCCAATTTCAACAAAGTCTTGTTTTACGTCATGATAAAGCCTGTTGCCGTCGCCGTATGCTGCCATGCCCATGAGTATGTATTCATCTTCTTGTGGCTTTAATCCAACACGCTGCGTCATTGCACTATACCACATACCCACGCTATGCGGGTATCGTTGACTGTATACTTTCTTCATTCCGTGATGTGTTGCACTCCAAACAGTTAGAGTTTCAAACTCGCCAACACTGTCAATGCACACCACAGTGGCGTCAACGAATCCGCTTGTGTTAAAACCAGCTGCGGCGTGACTACAGTGATGGTCTACATAGCTAATTTTAGCTGGCTTAATTTCAAACTGACACAAATACTCCTTGACGTTGTTTTCTTTTGCGTTCCAGCCCTGGCCTGCTAGAAGTTGCCGCATTGTTTTCTTGTATGGATTTTCATACCAGACTACATGTTCGGGTTTGCCAAACTGCATTGCATAATCGATCAAATCTGTGTGCAAATGCGGATCATTCTTTACTCGGCTAAATCTTTCACTCTGACTTGCAAACTTCAAGTTAATATTTTGGTCAAATACTGCCAGCGCAGCATCGTGACTGTTTGCACTAATACCCCAAATCATTTGTAAATGAACGGATCTTTTTTGCGAAGTTCCTTCATCTTCTTACGGTACTTTATCTCATTTCTAATCCATATAAATGGAGACATGATTATCGTAAATATATTAATTATTTTTTGAACCATTTTTTTGCTTTCAATCTAATCTTCAGAGGAGAACTTTCTGCTGCGGCAGCAATACTGAATAAGGTATACACCTGACCGTATCGTTGCACAGCTTCTCCTGTGTCTTTGATGTCGTCGTCCCAGTCGGGCATACTCACTTGCCAGCCGTACTCAATTGCTTCTTCAACTAATCTTTTACCAGAATAATCTCTGTCTGGCAAGAGTATTATATCTTTGTTTAGTCTCTTCAGCAGCATCACTTGCTGCTCGTTGATCTCTGCTCTTAACAATGCCACACCGTCAATTGGAATAGCGTCCAGTGGACCCTCGACTACAATACAAAATATTTTATCTGAAGTTTGTTTGTCCAAGTTGAAAAGATACCCTGGTTGAGAGTCAGTCAAATACTTAGGCTTTTTGTTAGAATTAACAGTCCTTCCTGACCAGCCAACAATTCTATTTTCGTAATAAAAAGGAATAAACAATCTATCTCGGTATTTCAGTTGTGGCGACCAGTAGTAATTATATCCGTCATCTAGCCAAAGTTTTCTGCTGGACATATAATCCATAACTTCAACTAGCTTGCCTGTTGCACAAGGGTCTTCTGTTATCACTATTGCATCATCGGGCAGTGGCACACTGGCAAAGGTAGGCAATTCAATTAGTCGTTCAACTGACTCAAAGCCGTCATTAATCTTTAGGACTTCCAAACTCAACTTGGAAATAATATCGTCTGGCGCGCCTAGCCATTGAAACAGCTTCTTTAACTTGTACGAAATATGTCTGCCAGGTTGCCAACTGGCTTTATATCCACAGTTGAAGCAATGATAGCTTACTACATCGCCTTCTTGTATAACACCCCCTCGAGTTCGAGTGTCTGCAGATTCTCCGTTGTGAACACAACACACTCCGTTAAACGACAGCCAGCCACTGGGCGTTTGTTTACGCTTGCTCGGCAAGAACGTCAATAATGTTTCTGATACGATGCTCATGTCATTATAATAACAGCAACACCATTAAATGTCAATTAGTTTCTAATAAGAATCTTGGTTACTGTGCTTGCTGGATCATTGTCCATCTTGAATCTAACAAAACTTACAACACCGTTGAAGTTGAAGGGGACTGCCTCAGTTTCTGTACCATCAAACGTCAGTGTACCAACTGTACTCCAGTTGTTGATGCCTGTGATTTGATTGTCGAGAGTTGCTTGTATTTCTACATTGCCAACATATCCGCTGGTGTAAACTGCAACTGTGTGCAATGCTTCGTTTCCGTTTAGTCCTGGTTGTGCACCAATCTTGTCGACATCGTCGCTGCCAGCAACCCAGAAGTCTGATACTGCATAAAAGTCAGTGATTGTTGTGCTGGATTTTGGGCCTGGATAGGCGTTACCGTCAAGATATATTATTCCTGCACTTTCAAAACTGCGGCTAGAATACGTCACAGTGCTTACGCCATTGTCGCTTTTGTAAACATTGTATTTGAGGTATTGTTGTTTTACATTAAGTAATTCATTGTCTGTAATTGTTACTTCAAACATTCCCCTAGTTGGCACAGATGAATCATCTGTGACTGTTACAAGCTTGTTGATTATCATATTGTTGGCTTCGTCAAAAACAACAAATACCATATCGGACGTGATTTCCACAGGCTTTTGATCTGCGTTTAATAGTCTAAATTGTATGGTATTATCAATACCTCTATATACTTTTAACTGTCTGCTGTACACCGGTCTATACTCCACTGGGAATCCTGCATCGTTAGATATAACAATTGTTCTCTCATCGACTAAATATCTAGGTATTAGCTGCATATAGTAGGATCCTTAATTATAGTGTATTTATCGTAATGTTATTAAAAGAAATAGAAGAACAATTTCCATACGTGAGCGTTGTCGCATATGGCGGCAACGAGTATGTTGGAGTGATTGCAAATCAAGATCAGTATGTGACAACAATGTTTGTGTACACTGGATTAAAGACCAACGAAGACAAACGTCTGCTGTTGGACATTGCAGAAACATGGTGGTGGGAATCAAATAGACTCATACCAGTTAGCACCTTTATGAGGAGAGAGATTGATCCTGTACGTTATTGTATGATGTCAATGAATTCCAAGGATGTAAAAGTTGTTGTTGGGCCTTGCGTGAATCTCAATAATTTATCACTAAAACGAGTAAAGAGAAAAAGCGTCCAACTTGTTAAGAAAATTAAATAGACGCTTCGCAAATTAGGTTCATATGAACCATTACTGCCATTGCATAAGAAAACGCATGCGCTTTCTTAAAGAAATATTGATCGGTAGTTGGCTTAATCCACACTTCCTCAAATATATCATCCCAATCTTTTTCTACTAAGTGTCGCTTTGCAGGACGGATAATTGCAAGGCATGCTGCTAATTTTGCAATAGAATCCGGTTTAAGCTTTTGTAAAATATCATGATGTCCCGATACATGAAATACTGTATCGCTAAACTCTTTATATTGCAGTAAATCCCACATAGGTTCTTTTTTAACCAATTCGTCCATGTGAGCATTGTTGCGAACATCTTTGTATATGCTTACGTTTAAGAAATCTAACTTGAAATATTTTCTGTATTCGGCTGTCTTGTAATCAATCGTAGAAAGATTGTCAATAGGATTGTGCGGAATCAAAGTAGCATATACCCCAGTATTGTGCTTCTTGCCATTTTCAAGTTTTGCAACATGATGCTGTATCTTGGACAAAATTAAATCTCTGTTTGCAAAGTCTATGTCAATATCTGGCATTTAGATTCTTTCATAGTTTACCTTCTTTTGCAATAGACTTTACAAGTGCTACGTCAGTGGGCTGTCTTTTAAATCTTATAGCCCAGTGACTAGGATTTAAAATATGGAAAACCAGCCCCAGCTGTTCGTCGCTGAACTTGGCCAGCAGCGACTTTCCAGAGTTACAATTTAGTAATAGCCACGGTGATACCTTACCGTCTTTTATATCGTAAACTGCTCTATTTGTTGAAACATGTAAAAAATAATGATTCCACACAGACTGGTTGGATTCAGCCCATGCTACCATTGTGTTTACCGAGCGCTCTAGTGCAGTTTCAACACCTTCCTTCATTATAAGGTCGGTAGCGTAAGCTTCGTACATTTCGTCTCTGCACCAATGGTCAAGCTTTACTCCACTGGTTACAACATAATCAACATACTTCTCTGGATACAACGGCTTGACGTTGTTTACAAAACTTCCAAACTTTACAAATGCTTTGTAAAATGTAGACTTCATAAACTCTTCATACGACTTTTCGGTCTTGTTTCCTGCGCTTAATCTATAGAATCGCTGGAACGTATACAGTCCTAGCTTCACACGTTTTTCATCTTTTTGCAACCATCTACGTTTTGGCTCGCACATGTGAACAACAAGAGTACTTTCTTTTGAATAACTCTTTTTGCAATATTCGCAAACAAATTTCTTAGATGTTGACTTTGTCATATCCATGTTCTCTAGCAAGTGCTTTAATTTCTGCTTTGGTAGATATTTTAACAAGTAATTCGACCTCATCTATCTTTTTGTTAGGGTAAATTTCTAATAATAAGTTTACCGCTTTGTTGTTCACACCCTTGTGCTGCTTGAGTCCAATCCATTGATGATATTGGATCTCACCTGTGTTGCCAGCCATGCACAATAATTGCCATTGTAGCTTAGGATGTCTTGCTCCTAACACTTCCCAGTTTTTATTATAGTACTCGTTGGTTTTAAAGACTGCAAGTTCAGTTTGTATTCTACTAGCTTTTATTATACTACTGACGTAGCGATTTAGCAACCAGAAACTTACTTGCTTGCGCTGGTCTTTGTCTAGCTCGTCCCAGACGTCTTTTCCGTTTAGATCAATTGCTGCTAGTAGGTCTTTTACAGGAAGCTTGGGTGCTGGCATTTTTTTTTCTCTTCTCTTTTAAGGTAATACAGAGTTATTAATTTGTCAAACTCTTTTTTAAATATTTCGTCATTGTTGGCCATATCCATCATTGTTATAAATTCAGAATAAGTAAATCCGTCTGCATCCCCGCTTATTACCCAACGTGGTATATCGGGTCTGCCAAAGTATCTAGCGTATACTACTTTGCCTTGTCTTTCGTAAACTAATTGTTCACCTTCTAATAAGTTTCCCATTATGCTTCTTTACATTTTTTAAAGTGATCTTGTATTTCTTTAAATAGTTCAATATTATCAACTGCTGATGCATTTTTAGCCCACAATGCTTGTGCCTGTGAATGCCACAAATCAGATGTAGTATTTTTAGGACTTCTCAATTGTGGTTGATAAGTAGTGTCAACTTTTCCAGTTATTGCATTGTAAAGTAAGAACTTATAAAACTTGTTGGTAAATTTATGACAGCTTAAAAATAGTATTAATGGATCTGCAACAAAATCAATTTTAAAAGATTTGTGATGCATGTAATGCGCTGGATAAGTATCGTAATTTGTTGGGCCTAGTCCCCTGGATGCTCTGTCTTCTACATTTGCAAGATATCTATTAGAAATTGCAGTAAAGTCAAAAGAAAAGCGATACAACACATCACCAGTAGTTTGATCAAATCCGCTTACAATGGTAAGTTCGTTCTTCTGTAACTTTTTCTTGTAAATATCCATCGTAGCGGATCCGTATTTGCCGCGACCTCGTAACTCGTAATTACCTGAATAGCACTGAGTCTTTATTTCAACATATCTACCGCAGGGCAGTTCAGCGTCTGGTCCGTTAACTTCTGTTAAGTGCTTTGCTCCTGCTACTTTAGATTCAAATTTTTCTGCCATAGAAGCAGTAATGTCTATATATGCAACTAACTCTTCTTTGGTTAGTGCTAGTAATTCATTCTTGTAATTTTCCATGTTTATGCCTTTATGCCTATTCTTTTTGTTAATAATTTAGTTTATTCGTTTTATAATAATTTGCCGAAGTCGATAATTTCACTCTGACGGCTTATGTCTTTTACAAAAAACGCGCAATTTGTATTTGGTTCTTCCTTGAGAGGCACTGCTAGCAATTGGCCATTTCTCATTTTTGGAAAATACCACTTGACGTCATTGTAGAAATTTATTATCTCTACCTTTGCGTATTGTGGATGGGTTCCAGTTAGGGGATTGAATACAAATGCTTCAAATCCCCTATCGTTCAAGCTGGTTAAAGGTAATACCTCTAAGTCGCTGCCCGCTTCGCTGCACCCTACTGCTAGACACCAGTCTAGCGGCATTGTGATCTCGTTGCCGTTTATTTCTAGTACAATAGCAGGGCTGTTGAAACTTTCTAGAAATATCAATGGATTGAAAAAGAAATCCGGATCTGCTGGATTACTGTTATCAAGCACTGCAAATCGTAATGCTTCGTCAACCGATTCTGGCAATTGATTAAGTATAAACGTTTCGTTTTCCAGTGTTAGTATTCTCATTTTTAATTTAATTCCAATCTATTTTTTCTATAGTATAAGGATATTGAGCTTCGGCGTAAAATTTCTTGCGAGCAGCAAGGTGCCGTTTGGCAAACTTACATGTGCTGGTGATATCCCATATTTGGACAAAGTCTTTGTCCTTTGCTTTTCTTACGCCCCTGCCGATACTTTGAATGACTCTGACAAAACTCTTGCCGGGTTCAAAAAGCACCAAATTAAAGATTCTCGGAATATTAATACCAACTGCTGCAACACCATATGTTGCAATAATTACCATATCCGTAGCATCTTGCACTTTATCGTAAGTTTCTTTTCTGTTCTTTGTTTTAACCGCGCCGTTAATAAAGATAGAGCCCGGAATTAGTTCTTGTAGTTTTTGTCCAGCTGCAATTCGATCAACTAGGATTAATGTATTTCCTGAACTTTTTATCTTAATCATTAACTTACCAAGATATTCAAGGCGTGCTTCGTCTGACACAAGATACTTGAGTTCTTCTTGATAATTTGTAAATGCTTTGACATCCATCAACTGACATATATTAACATGACAGTTTGACAATACGCCCTTGTCCTGTAGTTCTTTTGCTGTTACGTTGCCTACGACAGGACCAAGACTTGCAAGTATGCTTTGAAATTCAAAGGCTTCTTTAGGAACAGTTCCTGTTAGACCCCAGCGGATTGGCGCATTCTTTAAGTTTTGTGTTAATATATTCTTTAGTACATCTGCCTTGGCTTGGTGACAGTTTGCCACTACAGCATCATTAGCAATGTAGTTGTGATCGTTCTTAACATGTAAGTTATAGACCTTGTCTGGTTTGTTTATAACTGTCTTTTTAACTAATTTCATATAATTTCCTAATTTTATTTTGTGTATTTTCATCAAAGTTGTCTAAGTTAGTAGGAAACTTTTTGTTAATAAAATATTCTTTATTTGCTATTATAACAGTATATCCGTTAGTTGTACACCATTCTTTTGCAGCATTAATCTTTGCTTTAGTTTTTTCGTCATACATTAGTTCTTCTGGTTTTACTTCTATTAATGTCTTTATATCATGATTTACAAAGTCAACAATATAAATATGTTCTTTATTATTATAGACATATGGAATTCTAATAGTTTCGTATTCTGCATCTTTATCGAAGTATTGGTATAGTGCTTCCCAAGAACTTCTATATTTTTTATTTTTATAAAATGCATCCCAATGCGTATTTCTATTATTTGAGTTAGGAGTAAAAGTACCGTTTAATATTTTTTCTTTCATGATATTACTACGATGTAGTTTATCTTCTGCTGACATAACTGTTCCATACATGCCGTTTTTTGAACCAATGTTAGCTTGACTAATTTTTTGCTTAGTTTCTGCTGTGACTGTTGTAGAATAAGGATAATTGCCTTTTGTCCCTTTATTCCAAGGAATGCCTGTATTTAGATTTTCTTTTATCTTATCACCGTGTATTAGTTGACACGCGGCGCCGCCGATCTTTGAGGTAACTGCCCTTGCTGCTTTTTCAGCATCGACCCTGATAGAAACGTCTATACTATATAGTCTGTCAAATGTATTCTTCCATACAGGATGGCCGGTCATTATCCTTCTTTTACATAAACGGATATCTCTTTCTGTAGTTAATGTTAATCCGTTAGATAACTTTATTTCATTTACTGATATGGTTTCCGCAAATAGAGTTTGGTTTAAATTTTTTAGAATATTATTAAAATTAGTAATATCAAATATCTTTGCCATAAATACTTCTCCTTTAGTTGTATGTATTTATATCAATAACATCTAACTCATCAGTTAATAGATCTGCTCTAACCCATCCTTTGTTGGTTAAAAATTTATGGTTAGCTGTGACTTTAGTAATACTACCGTTATTAAACTCCAACTCTAGCATATCCTCAGAGCTACTGTTGGGTAGATTTTTGTGTACTTTAACAATAACGTCTTCTTTGTACGTGTTTGTTTTTTCGCATAGATTAATTACTGCGTCTCCAACTCTTAGGTTTTTAATAGCAATCTTTCCTGTTGGTGTAGTAATTAAGGTGTCGCCGTCAAGACACTCGTCTACTATAACAGTAGTCACACCTTCTAAAAATTCTGCCAAGCTGAGAACTAAAAGTCCTTCTTTGTTACGCTTGTTGAGTATGTTGAGACTTTGCCAAGTACAGATTGTGTGTGTTTTACCTAGTTCTTTTCTGTCTCCAAAGTAAACGCCTACATCTAATCCACAGTTGATATAATCCTCTTCTGTTTGCTCAACTAGACTTTTGTTAGGAACAATAATTAAACTCCTGCCGAACACTTCGCACATCTTAGATAATGTTGCTGTGATAATTGTTTTGCCTGCGCCAGTTGCAATTTGCTGCAAGCTTTGCGGATTTTGTATAAAGTTGTTGATTGCTTCGACTTGATAGTCTCGTAGTATAATAGGGTCGCCCTCAGCAGGATGACCTTTTGGCCAAACTGTGGTGCCCCAGTAGTTGGCATCAATGGTTTGAAAATTTAATTCAATCGTTGTTCTCTTGTCAACAATCTCTGAAATGTTTATCTTATTCTTTTCAAGTATTGGTAATAATACGTCTAAATGGCTTAGATATCCTGCGCCACCTATGCCAAAAAAGCCGACTTTGCCGTCCCAGCGACCCAATTTAAATTGCGGCATATGCTTTGCATACGGTACTTCAAATTTTAATGCGTTGGAGAGTTGTCTCCGTACGGCTACTGACAATCCTTCAAACTTTATATTTACTTCGTCTTCGATTATTAATTTACATAAACCCATATTATCTTTTTCTGTTCTTTGAATCACTGTCTTTGACTAGCTGTATTACTAAATCAGAGTGGTCTGTACTGTACGCATCAACATGTGTATTCATTATCGATTGGTTTGATAAATTTAATGTACAGGCTGGCTTCCACTTGCTATTGAGCAACACTTTTGGAAGCTTGTTATTATTAATGTACACTATTTTTGTAGTTTCGTCAACCCAGTTGTTGAGAGCTTGCTCGCGTATATAGTCATTAACAGTGGGGCCTGGAGTTGATGTTACTCGGAACAGAGCAGATTGCTGCTGGCTGGCAATGTTTGAAAATGCACCATGCACTGAAGAAACTTGATCAAGTGCATGTTGTTTGTTAACTATAACCAACATTGGAAATCGATCCAATGTTGTAAGGGCAGCAGCTATATCATTCATGCTATTTGACTCGCAAGTCATGCTCATAATTGGGCAATCTCTGCTAAGGATTTCTGAAATTATTCCTTCAGGAACTTCAATGTCAACATGCCCTAGCCCGTATTTAAATCTTCGGTCATAGAGCTTGATATTGCGATTAATGTCAGTAATGTCAATTTCTTGTGTGATCAATTCAACTGCTGCCGATCTTAGATTTAACATTTTGTTGTTGTAAATCCCAGGCACATAAGCAGACTTATTAGCAGTTATATCTGCAATCTCTTGTGCCATTGCAATGAGTGTGTTATCGATGTTAAAATTCCTATCTCTAAAGGTGTCTACTACAGTTGTAACACTCGACTCTGTTAGGGCAAAATAATGCGATTTATCGCCCTTTTTATGAAAGTAGCTGGTTGTTCCGTGTTTTCTAATAGCTTCGACTGCTGCAATGATTTTTTTGTTAAAAGGAAACGTTATCTTGATCCACCGTGCATGTTGACTATTATTTGTTAAGATTGATGACTCGTTGCCATCTGATTTTTCAATTACGGTTATAGTTTTTGATCTATCAATGTAACGCAGAGGTTTACCGGTTGTGGACATTGCCATTGTTAAGTCTGTGATTCCCAAGGCAAGTAATTCATCTTGATAATTAACCAACTTTTCCTTGGCTAGTTCGTACTGGCGGTCAGTTAGAGAAACGTTTCTCAATAACTGCGAACGTAAGCTCTTTAAGACTGGATTATCAGCCGGAGAGAGCTCGACCTCATTAATTTTAAAAATTACGTCTTCGATTGTTTGTGTCATAATGTAATACTAGCATATTACATATAGTGTGTCAAGTTATTCAGTGGGATGCCTTGCTCAATTTCTGCAATGGTATATTCTGTGTGTGCAAGATCGTTTAGCCACTGTTGCCTATCTGGCATTATAGGGTTTTCAATTTGCGTTAGGTCGTGCAACGCTACGTCCCATGCCAGGCTGTTCGGACCTACAAACGCCGGCACTCCTTCTCTAACAGCCTGGATTCCGGGATTGCTGCTCCAGTTAACAACACTCCATGCATCTTTGTAGTGTAAATCGTAGTCGTCGTACGATCCCTTAATCAACCGAGGCTGTTGTATACTTACATTTTTGTATTCAAGATTATTATATGATATTGGGCAACGAGGATGAGGCCGGACAACAATTTCTCTATCAGTGTGTTGTCGTATA